GTATACCGGGACCGGGCATACCTGTTCCTCCTGTGGTAGGAACAGTGCTTGGCAATCTAGGACAGGCAGCAACTGTGATTCCGGGTCCAGCTGCATTACCGCAAAGAGCAGCAGAAGCCATAGCCTCTGGAGGTACCGCGGTCGGATCTACCCCTACAAATGTTTCCGCCAATTCTGCCGCGAATCTAGCCAGCAATGTCGTACAGGCAGCCAGAGCAGCGAATGTTCCTGCAGCAGCCGGTCCTCTTTTTGACACACCAGAAGCTACGGTCAGGGCGGTACCAGTGCAGCCAGGTGATTGGAGAGTACGCATCAGCGCTCCTCCTGCGGTAGCAGATACCGGAGGGGAATCTGGTCCTGAAAATTCTGAAAATAGCATTATCTTTCCGGTGTTACCTTCGATGACTTTGGCGCATAACGCAAACTACACAGAAACTGGACTGGTGCATACTAATTATCTTTTCTTGGCTTATAAGAACAGCCAGACAGCTGACATCAATATCAGCTGCGAATGGCCAGTAGAAACCGAAACGGATTGTGCAGAATTCGTAGATATGGTTAGGCTGGGTCGAACTCTAACCAAGATGTTTTATGGTTCTAGCAATTATCTAGGTAATCCTCCCGCTATTTGCACACTAAAAGGATATGGAGAGGGCGGAGTGCTTCTGCCTAACACTCCTGTAGTGGTAAAAAGTTTTAGCATAGATCTCAAAGACGATGTCAATTACATTGAGTATAATCAAAATTGGATACCCAGACTGAGTTCAGTGTCTTTTAACGTAGCGGTTATCTACAACAGGAACACCCAGAGAGCATTTAATCTCTCTGAATATAGATTAGGGCGTGGTCCTATAAGGTATTGATCATGACAGAATATAAAAAAACCTCCCCTTGGTTCAGGACTCCCAGCAATTCTCTCTATCTAGAAACTTTGGAGTATCGGACTGTTCCTATCAATCCTGATGATACCGAATATACGATAGAAACGCAGTATAAACATAGGCCGGATCTGTTGTCCTTTGATCTATACGGTACGTCCGCCTATTGGTGGGTTTTCATGCAGCGCAATCGTTCTACGATCTTTGATCCTATCTATGACTTCGTTCCGGGGCTAGTGATAAGATTGCCTCGCAAAGAAGGGTTGCTATCAGCTCTAAGCCAGAGATAATCTATGCCGTTTCCCAATCCTCTCAACGATTTCGCCCTTTACAACTGTCTTTGGTCCATGGCCGCAGTGAGCCCCGGTGATTTCAATTCAGCTGGCTATAGGAAAGATCTTACCAATATTGTTTTTAGTTCAGCTGGAAGATATGAAGGTAAAAGGGCTCCTACCGCCTATGGTATCCCAGAATATTTCATCGATAACATCGAGATGGAGACTTTTACCACTCCTACAAGTTCTGCAGGAAATACTAACCAAGTAAAGATAACATTTGATATTTTCGAACCTTTCAGCATGGGATTATTTCTACAGTCATTGCAGGTGTCGGCAAAAAATGCCGGATATCAGAGTTATCTAGATAATGCACCTTATGCGTTAAAACTTGATATAGTAGGACAACGCACTACTGGAGATTTCAGTGAAATAGGTCCATATTGGTTCTGTGTAGGACTGGTGAGCTGTAGTTTCAGCACCAACGAATCCGGAACTACTTATAAGGTAGAAACCTATCCCTACGGTGATCGTGCCTATAATGCTTCAGAAAATACCCTGGACAATGAACTAAAACTCATAGGTAAAGGAGCCAGCGAAGCCTTGGTTAATCATCCTACTAACAGTTTCGTGCAGATGATGGAAGAAAGAGAAAAAAGGTTAGTCAAAGAAGATAGGAAAACAATACCTAACAAATATTCAGTAGAATTTGTTCCCTGTGACTGGGGAGGACCAAACCCCTTCCAGAATGATCTGGACGGGGGAAGTTTCGAGTTCCAACCAGATAGCAAAGGAGGCACTGAGAGGCATGGTCGAGCAGATAAAGTCTATGAAAATAATAAAGTCCTTAAAGATAAAGTAAAGATAAATCCTAGAGAAAAAAGCCTGCAGATCAGCAAAGATACTTCTCTAAATAACCTCATCGATGCGGTGATTATCAACACCAAACAGGCGAGGCGCAGCGCCACAGGAGAAGAACCGCTGGATGCGGAAGGAATGATTCTATGGTGGAGGACTGATGTAGATATCAAACTTTTAGACTACGATGAAGCTACCAAAGAACGGGCCAAAGAATACATTTTTAGGGTCGTTCCATTTAAAATACATCATTCAGTCTTTATGGGACCCAACGCTAGAGCCCAGGGAATGACTGTGCTTAAAGAATCTGTGGCCAAAGAATATTACTATATCTATACGGGATTAAACACCGAAGTCAAGAGTTGGAACATACAAATAAAAAATACTTTTTATACCGCAGTGGATCCCAATAAACCGGAAAAAACTGGAGTTGCTGCCAACCCTGGAGTGAATCAGTCAGTGGCAGGTGAACCTCAGGAAGCAAAAGCACCGAGAGGTCGGCTGACACAAACAGATCCCGAAAACAGTCCCGCACCTATTAGATTCAGCAAATATGCCGGTAATATACCATTAAGAGCTGGTACAGGAAGGATGGACACGGAACAGAAAGTAGCCTTGGAGTTTTATCATAACATTCTTAACCATGTTTTCGACATGATCAATCTAGAGCTCGAAACCATGGGAGATCCCTATTGGCTACCAGAAGAAGGACAGCCCAACTATCATCCTCAGGGTGGAGGAACTATGACGGCATCTAATGGTGTCATGAATTACGAGCACAAGGATATAATGGTGTCAATGATTTTCAAAACACCACTAGACACATTCGGAGGAAACGGTGTCTATGCTTTCCAAGACGGTGAAGAAAAAAGCCCTTTCAGCGGAGTCTACAGGGTGACCAAGGTCATCAATAAATGGACGGGAGGGGAATTCACCCAGAAACTGGAAGGATTCAGGATTCCCGCCCAAGATATCGATGGCGATGGTGATCTTCAGCCTACTAAGATAGGTGATAAAGTTCCAGCTAAAAGTTCATTGGTGTGATGCATGCCTGTAGATAAAAGACTAGACAATAGGATCACTAGCCAAGGAAGCCTGGGAACTGCTCCGTATCTCGCCAAGATAATCGGACATCTAGATCCCGAATTCCAAGGAGGACTAGAAGTCTCGATACTGAGATCGTCTGGCAATGAGATAGCAGATGAAAATCAGACTTATCCTGTAAGGTATGCCAGCCCTTTCTATGGAACCACTGCCTACGAATTCATGGGCAAAAATGTCACCCACGATGATACACAGAAAAGCTATGGATTCTGGGGAGTTCCTCCAGATGTAGGCGTCACTGGCATAGTGATATTCATAGAGGGTAATCCGGATGCGGGATACTGGCTAGGCTGCGTGCAGGATAAATTCGTCAATCACATGATACCCGCGATAGGCGGAACTAAGATCTATAAAACAGATGAAGATTTTGATCAAGGAGAACATCCCCTACCAGTATCAGAACACAACAGGCGTGCCAATGAACTAGATAAAAATCTCGAGATAGACAAGATACCGAGGGCAGTGCATCCTATCGCGAAAATTTTTAAAGCGCAAGGATTGATCAGAGACGAATTCCGCGGTACCGCTACTACCACTACACGTAGAGATGTTCCTAATCTAGTTTTCGGTATGAGCAGCCCCGGACCTTTAGATCGTGCAGGAAAACAATCTTTTATAGGCACGAAGCAGAGCAAGGTATTAATGCCTGTGAGTAGATTAGGTGGCAGCCAGTTCGTCATGGATGACGGTGACGATAGATACTTCCGAGAAAAATCAGCCAGTGAAGGCCCTCCAGTTTATCTAAAAAATCCCGAGGGAGATAAGAATATTCCCTATAGCGAATATTTTAGATTCAGGACGAGGACAGGCCATCAGATATTGATGCATAATTCCGAAGATTTAATCTACATCGCTAACGCTAGGGGCACAGCTTGGATAGAAATGACCAGCGATGGTAAGATAGATATCTTTGCCACTGACAGCATCAGCGTGCGCACCAAACAGGATTTCAATTTCTATGCAGATAGAGATTTTAACCTCGAAGTCGGTAGGAATTTTAATCTCAGAGTCCGTGGAGAAACTCATACCGAAGTCGACGGCGATATGAGGAACTGGGTCGGTGGAAATCTGATTGAGCGTGTCGCAGAAGATTGGGATTGTACTATAAAAGAAGACACTAACATAGACATCGGTGGAGATTTCGATTTATGGTCAGACGGACATAATCACCAAACTTCGGTAGGAAGCAACGACACACTGTCCTTCACTTCAATTATAGAGACAGCACCAGTCATACATATGAACGGTCCTCCTGCCGTGCCAGCGACACGCACCCTCCCAATGCTGCGTTTAGAAACCCACAACTTACCAGATATTCCTTTTCCCGGAGCTCCTGAGCCAGAGGATCTTTCTACTATCCTACGTAGATTAACTACCCCGGAGCCATATCCTCATCATGAAAACCTCGATCCTTTAAAATTCAAACCAGATATCACTGACAGAGATAGCCAAGGTCGTTTGGAATTATTACCGATAGACAACGAGGATCTCAGAGAGCCGCCCGAAGATTATAAAAAATACAAAAAGCCCGGAGACACACCATTTTAAGGATCGGAAATGAACAAGATCTATAACAACAAAGTCATTGCTAAAAACAAAGTATCTTTGGGAGACGATGCCCGTACATTTAGGTATAGGGGATTTAGTTCTCGTGAATTCAAGAAAAATTTCCGCCTCTACGATTTTGAGCTGGTTAAACAGAACCTAATCAACCATTTCAACATCCGCAAAGGTGAAAAATTAGAAAATCCCGATTTTGGTACGATCATATGGGATATACTGTTCGAACCTTTCACACAGGCAGTGAGAGAAGAGATAGCCAAAGACGTGGAAAAAATCATAAATTTTGACAAGCGCCTAAGAGTAGATAATCTCCTGATAGATGCCACTGAATATGGAATACGATTACAGGCTGAACTAACTTATATCCCATTAGACCTAAAAGACGTGTTAAGGATAGATTTTGATAGGCGAAATTCTATAAACTGACTAGATTAAATTCTAGTTAAATATTGCTATGACTACGACAAATAGACAGAATAATCTGCTGCTGAACCAAGACTGGAAGACAGTATATCAGACATTTAAAAATGCTGATTTCAAGAGTTATGATTTCGAAAATCTCCGCAGGGTGATGATCAATTATCTGAGAGAGAATTATCCAGAAGATTTCAACGATTATATCGAAAGTTCAGAATACATGGCACTGATAGATGCCATAGCTTTCGTCGGCCAGAGCTTGGCTTTCCGCATAGATCTAAACAGCAGAGAGAACTTCATCGAACTGGCGGAAACCAAAGATTCCGTAGTCAGGTTGGCTAGATTGCTGTCATATAATCCTAAAAGGAATATCGCCGCATCGGGGTTATTGAAGTTCGACACTATTACTACCACGGAAGATATCCTAGATGGTAATGGCAGGAATCTTTCTCAACAGGTAATCATCTGGAACGATCCTACGAATCCCAACTGGTTAGAACAATTCGTGTTGGTGTTGAATTCTGCCATGTCAGACAACACAGAATTTGGAAGGAGCCAGGGATCGGCAGATATACAGGGAATTCCTTCACAGCAGTATAGATTTAGATCAACTTTCACAGATATTCCTCTGTTTAATTTCAACAAAACAGTGGCTAATCGCCGTGTCACATTCGAACTGGTGTCGACTACTTTCAAAGGACAGGATTTTTTCTACGAAGAATCTCCTATTCCGGGGAGAGAATTCGGGTTCGTGTATAGGCAGGACGGCAAAGGACCAGCCAGCCCCGGCACAGGATTTTTTGTTTTACTCAAGCAGGGTAGTTTAGAAGTAACTGATTTTCTAATATCTCTGCCCACTACCAATGAAATAGTCACAGTAGATGTTGCAAACATCAACAACGATGATGTCTGGCTGTTTTCTTTGAACCCAGACGCTACTCAAAATGAAGAATGGGTTAAAGTCCCCGCTCTGACAGGGAATAATATCGCTTTCAACAGCTTGGAAGCTAACATTAGGAATATCTATAATGTTGTATCTAAAGCAGATGATAAGATAGACCTCGTTTTCGCTGACGGCGTCTACGGCAACCTACCCCAAGGAGCGTTCAGGACCTATTATAGGGTAAGCAACGGCCTGTCTTATGTGATTTCCCCCTCAGAAATGAGAGGAATCAACATCAGTATCCCTTATGTTAATAAACAAGGTGTAGCTCATGAATTGACCATAAGCCTAGGTTTGAAAACCAGCATAACCAATGCCGCAGAAGCAGAAGACATCGACAGCATCAGGGTACGAGCTCCTGCTATATACTATACACAGAATAGGATGGTCACTGGAGAAGATTATAATCTAGCTCCATTGTCCAGCAGCCAGAATATAGTCAAGGTTAAATCGATCAACAGGACTTCTAGCGGGGTCAGCAGGAATTTTGACATCATTGACGCCAGTGGAAAATACAGTTCTGTCAATATCTTCGCTGATGATGGTTTCATATATAGGGAAGAAACTAAATCTCTGATATCTTTTAAGTATACCAATAGATTAGAAGTGATAAACTTTATAAAGAACGTGATAGAACCGAGATTAACTTCTACTTCAACTTATAACTTCTATCTCACTAAATTTCCAAAAATACTGTTCACGGATACGAATTTTTTCTTAGAACAGATCACCAAAGAAGTCAATCAAACCACTGGATATTTCGTAAACAGGATAGATTCTTCATTGTTAAAGGTGGGAACTTATACGAATAATACGTTAAAATATATTTTTAGTGGAGCTCTGGCTAAATTCGTCCCGCCCACAGGCAAAGCTTTTAAAAACGGAGAGATAGTAGATCTCGATCTCGATGATCCAGGACAAAGAGACCGTATCTGGTCTAAAGTTGTAAAAATCACAGGCGATGGTACCAATGCCGGTAGAGGAATATTGTCCACGGGCCAAGGTCCGATAGTGTTCAACGATATCATTCCCACCGGAGCTATAATCTCTGAAATATCACCCAGATTCATTTCTGATCTTTCTACCTCGTTGGAATTAGAAATTACCAATTTGATCATACAAAATTTGAATTTCGGTCTAAGATATGATCCGCAGACTTCGCAATGGAATATTATTTCATCTGGCAATCTTAATCTAACAGGTTTTTTTAGCCTTGGTTCTTCTGGAGATAGCTCAGGAACTAATCTTGACACATCTTGGTTGGTAGCATTTATTCGTAGACCAGACAGTTATGAAATCAGGATCAGGGGAGAAGACTATATTTTCGGCAGCCTAGAACAAAATCGTTTTTATTTCGATGCTAATCAAAAAACCTATGACAGCAGGACGGGAAAGACGATCAAAGATCAAATCAAGGTACTGGGTATAAACACAGACTCGACTAGGATCGCCGCATTAAAACAAGACCTAGTTTTTGAAGTTGCTGATACTGTTAAATTTGAAGATGGATATGAAAGTGCTAGAGAGATTAAATTATCTTTTTCTGATTCTGATGACGACGGTGTGATCGATAATCCAGATTCCTTTAATCTCATCATCGCGAATGATTTTGATTTCCGATATCTATTTTTTGAAAAATTGATCGACAAAGACGGGAATATAATTTTTGAATATGTTTCTCCAGATACTATAGATTTTAAGATAAGGAATAGCCAAGCATCGGTTAACGTCAATGATTTCCAAGATGGAGATTATGTTTATTTTTTTAATCAAAATGAAAATAGGGTGATGAGGGTTGATAGATCGACAAATACATTTTTATTCCAACCACAGTTCAAGGCGCTAGAGGGCAGAGATAAATTAAAATTCCAGTACATACACAATGCAAATGTTGATAGAAGGATCGATCCCAGCGTCAGCAACATAGTTGATATCTATCTGTTAACTAGGACCTACGATACAGAATTCAGGAATTATCTAGCCGGAGCTATCTCTAGTAAACCTTTGCCACCAACCAGCAATGATTTAAAAATCTTGTATGGACAAGATTTAGATAAGATAAAAACCATAAGCGATGAGATAATCTATTATCCTGTAGGATACAAGATTTTGTTTGGTAGATTGGCAGACGAAAAGTTCCAAGCGGTGTTTAAAGTAGTAAAAAATTCCACGAAGAGCATCAACGACAATGATCTAAAGGTTCGTATAGTAAATGCCATAGATGCTTTCTTTGCCGTAGAAAATTGGGATTTTGGAGACAGATTTTACGTAGGAGAATTAATCGCTTACATAACCAATGAAGTCGCTCCAGATGTCAGTAATCTCGTTTTAGTGCCTAGGCAGCTAGATCAAGCCTTTGGTAGTCTTTTTGAAATACAAAGTAGACAAGATGAGATTTTTGTAAACGGTGCTACGGTCGATGATATAGAAATAGTCTCTGCTATCAGTGCGGTAGAAGTCAGGTCATCCCCTGAACAATTTGTAAGTTCAACATAATATGGCAGATGAAACCTTTCCAAGCGGTACTCCGATAAGGAAAATATCCGAACTCTTACCTAACGTATTTAGGACCGAGGCCAATGAAAAGTTCTTAGCAGGCACGATAGATCCACTGATCCAACCGGGGAAATTAGATAAGACCGTTGGTTATGTTGGCAGGCGTTATGGAAAAACTTTTAATCCTCGAGATGTTTATCTCGATGATGACGAAACCCTGCGCAGCAGATATCAATTGGAAGCCGGTGTGGTCGTAGGTAAGGATGACAGGATTTCAGATTTCTACGATTACATCGATTTTAAAAATCAATTGAAGTTCTTTGGCAACGACATTGACAGAGATGATCTCATTACCTATCAAGAAAGCTATACCTGGGATCCTCCTATAGATTGGGATAAATTCGCTAATTTTAGAGAATACTATTGGATACCGGAAGGACCTCCTCCTGTAAAAGTCTTAGGGCAAGCACAGGAAATAGTTAGCACTTATAAAGTAAGATTAGGAGTGGGTTCTGTTTTTATATTCACTCCGGACGGATTAAAGAATAACCCGACTATCTCTTTGTATCGAGGACAAACATATAAGTTTAATGTCAATGCTCCAGACAACGGATTCGTCATACGGACGAACTATGATACAGGATCATTGGCTTACAATCCTACAAAATCATATTCTCAAGGAGAATTCGCTATTTTTGATGGCAAACTATGGCAAGCGAAAACTTCAATACCGTTCACAGAAGGCAGCACGATCAACGAACAAAGCCAAGATTGGCAGTACGTAGAAGATGCGATCCAACCCCAATCTTTTGATTATAATCGAGGGATAACTAATAACGGAGTTATTCAAGGGACTCTAACCTTTGAAGTACCACTTGATGCTCCAGATGTCTTATTTTACCAGAGTTTTTCTGATCCTAATAGATTTGGCAGATTTGTCATAGAAGACGTAGAAGCGAATACCGCTATAAATGTCAACCAGGAGGTAATAGGTAAATCTACCTATACCAGCAGCAATGGAGTGACTTTTAGTAATGGTTTAATAGTGCGTTTCTTTGGACAGGTTTCTCCTCGCCAGTATTCTGACGATACATGGATAGTTGAAGGAGTCGGTTCAGAAATAACACTGGTTAGATTCCAAGACCTATCTATCCCACAGATAGCTAAACAAATACCAGAAGTTTTGTTCGATAATGCGGGATTTGACACTGAACCTTTCGATGATGCCACGTCTTATCCCGGATCTAAAGACTACATCACTATCAATAGATCCAGCCAAGATCAAAACCCATGGTCCAGATATAATAGATGGTTCCATAGCTCTGTATTAAAATTTTCTAACGAATTTAATGGATCTAGTTTTGATCTTTCAAGCGAAACTAGAGCTAAACGTCCGATCATAGAATTCCAATCAGATTTAGGGTTGTTGAATCATGGAACCAAGGCTAAAAAACCAGTGGACTACATAGACACGGTCACCGAAGACGTGTTTTCTCTGATAGAAGGCAGCCAGGGATATTATGTCGATGGAGAAGAACTGTTCCAAGGTGCTAGGGTACTCTTTACAGCAGACACTGACATGCTGGCTAATAACAGGATATATGAAGTCAATTTCATCAATCACAGCACAGGATCTGTTTTTAGAAATGAATGGGATGT